CATTTCCTCTTTGCTTGGTCGCTTACCCTTGCTTGCATAACCAGCATTCGCAAGTGCTCTGCCGATCGCGCTAGTTTCACAGTTTTCCAATGCGCTAGTTGCATTAACGCCTCGACTGCTAATCGTTTCCTCAGCGAGCCCGCTGGCGAACGGCGTGCTATCAGCGAAAGTACGATAAAGCCATGCTTTAACAATGTATCTGTCATTCTGGAAACTCACTAACTCCGTTTCAACGCGGAAATCTGGGAAGTCCTTAATGAACTTCTCTAGTCTTACTTCTACTGTTTCGTAATCATCTAGATTAAACATAAAGTTCATCTGCCTCTGTTTGTAGTTGGACTGCTATCGCCAAGTAGGCTATTGCATCGATGTAAGAATCTTCGTGGCTTGGGGTTTCTGTGATTCTGGCAAGTTTGACTTCGACCATTGCAAGAGCAGCTTGTGCGTCTGTGATTGGGTAATCAAGTAGACAGGATAGCCTTGCAGCGATGCGACCTTGATTGATTTTCGGATGACCGTAGACCTTGCCACGATCTTGCATGATATCGATTGCATTGATGAGTGCCTCTGTTGCTTTCACTTACCCACCTGCTCGTAATACTTACGGACAGCCTTGCGACCATCGACCAGCCCTTGATCGTAGCCAGTTTCCTGACCCCATCTGAATGTAAAGTAATTTGCTAAGCAAAGCCCAACAACTGTAAGGATTGTTAAAGAGTTCATATAGCCCTTTCTTGTCCTGTATTTCAGGAACAGGGAAAGTGTTACACAGCTAGTGGGATTTATTCAGTAGATTTTGATAACGAAACGGTAACAATTCTGAGTCATCCATTTGGTCATCAATGTCCCGTAGGACATGGTTACCGAGCGCGCCCGTATCTCTTACCTGACACAAGGAAAGTACCGTCCTTCTCTAGGTTAATGATGCTGACCTGCACATTCGTACCGATTTCCTCGATGACGATAAACGCCTGTTGCCAGTTCATTGTGCCCTTAGTGTAATGAGCCTGTCGGACATCCATGAGATGCCCACCTTCCCAGCCTCTCAGGATACGCCCTATTTTGCCCCCAGAAGCCTCTGTAAAGGCTGATTGACCTGCTCTGTGTGTGTGTCCACATATAACGCTAATACCATGCCTACGAGCCGCCTCAAGGGCTGTAAGACCAGGTGTGGGCTTGACGGACTGTTCATCACCATGTAGGGCAATAATGCCTCTAGCGACAGCGTAGGGCTTCTTATGGTAGGTGATTCCTAGTTCATCAAGCTTCATGAACTTTTCAAAGCGCAACTCAGGCAATGCTAAGAAGGCTGGAATCTTCTTCATGATGACATTGTAAAGACGGTCTGTGTGATTGCTACGGATCATGTGAGCATCTTTAGTGTGCTCAACCAATGACCAAAGAACTTCAACTGCTTCATCTCTATCAGCAGCTAGTGTTTGTTCGTACCATCCTGGAGTGTTTTCTGTCCATCGGGAAATCTGTGGTAAGTCGATTTCATCGCCAAGAGTGACGACAGAATCGGGGCGTACAGCTTTAATATACGCTGCAACATTTTTTACTGCTACTGGATCGTGATAGGGAACTTGTAAGTCTGGAACTACAACAGTTCTTTTCATTCATCCTCATCGTCATACCAGTCTGGCTCTGGGATATTTGGGTTAATTGGAGTAGGCAGAATCCAGTCCGGATACGCGTTTTTTTCTGTAATTATGCCAAGTGCCAAATCAACATCGAAACCTGCTCTGCGTAATGCACGATACATTTCATGCACACCGATAGCCCAGGCATCTAGTTTGGAATAGCCTTCATCCACTAGTTTCTTAGTTGCTTTTCTTGCCATGTGTAAATTGTCACCTCTCCAATAAAGAAATGATTGTTTCGACACGCCCTTCAAGTCGATTCAATCTGTCATTCATTGATGAACCGCCGTTAGGTTTTAGTTCAGCCAAGTAATGCTTCACTAGCCAGCGAACTGATCCTGCAAAGCCAGTAACGATAGAGATAACTGCAACTGCTAGAGCCGCCCAGTTAAGGGCGTTCATTATGCGATTTGCTCGTCTGTCGGGTCAAGGTACTTGACGATTGGTGCTACTAACGCAGAAGCAAGAACTGCATATTCCGGACGGATGTCAGCAACTAAAGCAAGTCCTAAAGTGATTGCTGAGATAGCAACTGCCTTTAGATATGACTTAACTGCATTCTTTGTGTTTTTTGATACTTTCATCTGTCTGCTCCTAGCATCGGGATATCAAACCAGCTACCGTTCTGGTCGCCTTCTTTAGTAAAACTAATATGGATATGAGCGTGATGAGAATTGATTCCTTTATATTTGACCCAACGCCAAAGTGATTTTCTGGATGCAATCTTTCCTGCATAAATGATGTAGGACACTCTGCGGTCTTTCTTGGCACATAGGCGTATTTGGTCGGCAAGATAAGCACCTGTGCTGGGGCGTGAGTCGAAGTCCTTATCCACATCAATAGCCCTGACGATTCCGTTAGACGGATCGGGATTGTGGTCACTCTTACGATTGGAGTGTGCGGCATCGCCTATCCAACCATCTGACTTACGATCTCTATCTGGAAACGCATCATCGATTTGTTCACGAAGCTGTTGTCCAGCCTTACTCAGTAGTGGTTTCATTTAACACCCACTTGCCATCTGAATTGAGGGAATAACCGAACCCGTAAGGGCAAGGTTCATTGATTTTCAAAGAGTTCACTTGGATCAACTTCTACGATTGGTGCAATAAAAATATCTTGAACAGGATCATAAAAATAACCAACCCCAGCAAAGCATCCACGAAAGTTTGCATTGTAAGAAGTTTGAATCCATCGACCACCTAGATTTAATGTTTCAGATAAAAATGTTTCACCTTCTGCTTCCATAGAATTATCTACGGCAAGAACACGAAGAACCATATTGTTTTCATCTACTTCTGCAAAGTGCGCCATTAGAAAGTGATGCTCCCTGATCCTGTGAACTTGTAATAACGGTATCCACCAGTTGTGTAAAGAGTTGGAGAACCTGTTGTAGAAGCTGCTGCTGCGTATGTATCTGAGTAACGGATAATAACAATTCCTGAACCGCCAGCTCCACCTGCGTATCCAGTACCGCCGCCACCTGCTCCACCGCCTGTGTTTGCTGTGCCGCTGTTTCCTATTGTAGCTGCTCGACCATTTCCACCACCGCCAGCTCCACCTGCTCCATCAACAGAGTTACCCATACCGCCGCCGCCGCCGGCATAGTAACCTGACGCACCAGATGAAGTTGCAGTAGCCCAAGATGAATAAGTATTTACACCGTCACCACCAACACCTGCTGTTGTGCTTGTACCGTTACCGCCTACTGCACCAGCACCACCACCGCCAGAACTTGTATCTTGGCCACCAGTAGATGTATTAGAACCACCGTTGTTACCTTGTCCTGCAGTTCCAGCACCACCGCCATTATTACCAAATGCACCACCGCCAGAACCACCAGCAGCACCAGGCCTGTTATCAACAGAACCACCACCACCGCCACCAACGGCTGCTGTTAAAGCACCGAATTGTGAGTTTGTTCCATTTGTGCCTTTGTTTGTTGTAACAGTTGCACCTGCTCCGCCACCACCAACTGTTACTGTGTACGCAGTACCTTTAAAAAAAGTATTTGCTGCGGTATAAGCAAGACCACCAGCACCTGCACCACCACCACGTGTTCCACCACCGCCGCCGCCGGCTACTGCAAGAACATCAACAATAAGAGATGGCAAAGAATAACTTTGTGGGCCAACGATTACATTAAGCAATTGCGCCCACCACGTACCAAGTATCAGTTGCAGTTTTAATGCAAGCGGCTGTTTTGTATTGACCTAAAGTTGGTGAAGCTGCTGTTGCACCTGCGCTAAGAACAGTTGTTGTTCCTGGCGTAACTGCGCTAATTGTGCAAGTTCCTGCACCTTTGTTTAATACTGTAATAACTGTTCCAACTGCAAATGCAACTGAAGCATTTGTTGGTAACTTAAATGCAACCGCTGTTGCTTTATTCATTGGAATAAGTGCCTGATAAGAGTCATTAAGAACTGCTGTGTAATCACCAGTCTGGTCTGAACCAACTGTGAAAGTAACCAAGCCGTTGAACATAGCAGCCGACAGAACATCTCCTGTTGCCGCTGGGAATCCTGTTGCCATTATATTCTCCTAATAAGATAGAACGCTAGTGCCTAGAATACCAAACAATGACGATCCAATGATGAATCCATCGATGATTGGTTCTAGGGTGGTGAATTGGGTTTTCCAGGTGTTAGGAGTAATGCTGTGTGCTACCCCAAATACCTGCAAAGTCTTGGTTAAGGCTGAAGAGCCTGGCTGAGTTGTTGTAATTGTGACAGGATCGAAGAACTCAAGTCCTAGAGCTGCCACAATTCCTGCATCATAATCTCTGGTATAAAGGTCAAGCGTGATGGAATCACATCGGGTCGTGGTTTCTGCTCTGGACGCGACATAAGCCTTTCCATAATTCATGGCTTCTGCATCAGTTTCCATGAGAAGTTCTTGTTGGTTATACGAGTGAATAAAATACTTGTCAATAGAAGCTTGATTTGATGTCGATTGAGTTGTTCCACCTAGACGAGTAATCTGGGCTGAGTTATAAATAAGAACATCGTTGAGAAGCCATAAAGCGTTAAAGTATTCAATGCCTGAGCCATCGTCATTAAAGACAACTGGAGTGCCACTTACGCTTTGTGTTGTATATGCTCTATCTTGAAATACAAATGAGCCAGAAGCATTGATATATAAAGCACCATATTCAGAGATTTCCACTTTCTGCATGGCTTCTAAGGCTGTTCTAGCCGTTCCAGGATCAGCTTGTAAAGTTGTCTGTCCTGCATCAATATCGCGCATAGAACTAGGCCATGAGATTGAATCAAGAATCTTGTTTATTCTTGCTCCTGATAACTGTCCAGCAGTAGCTCCTGTAACTGTTGAGATTTGAGCATTTTGGGCAAGTCTAAAAGCATCAACTGCCGTGATAGTTGTATAAACAACATCACCTATATTTTTAGGAGTAGTTGTCGAATAACCAGTAATAAAGCCAGAAAAAATTGGGTAAGTAGTGCTGTTATAAGTTGCAGTTATCTGCACCTTACGCATTGGATTCAGAAGCCCATAGTAAGGGCTGGCAGTATTTTGAGGGTTAAAGTCACCATTCTGATCTACAATGCGAAGTGATAACTGACCTGTTTGAAATTGGTCTGCTTGAGCATTACGCCCACGCGATGTGTCAATCTTGTCTACTTGAGAAGATACATCGACAATGATGGCACTTGAGTCTGCTAGTACATCAACCCCAAAGATACCTGAACCAATAATAAACGCCTGTGCAAAGTTTGGTCCAGTAGAAAAGTTAATGGTTGCATTGATTGTTGGAACAGCCATCAAATAGCCCCAGCGTAGGTGGTGGAGTTCCCATATCTATTAAGGTCTTGGATTGCTCCTTGAACTACTGCTGCAATCTGTTGATCGCCTATGCCTTGTGCATTGATAATGTAGGTAGGAGAACCACCGCTTGAAGTATTTATTGACGCGTTACTCATGCTTAGTCGATTCTGAAGTGCTGAAATGTCTGGCATTGATTTGTCAAGCATTCCACGAATAACTGTTCTTTGTTGCTCTATTGGAACATTTTGTGTTAAAACCTGAAGCTGATTAAGTTCTGCTGAAATCCTGTCAAGCATTGCTCTAATTGTTGCTCTGATTGCTTCTATAAGTTGTGCAAAAGCATTTTCTGCTTCATTGGCTTTTTTAATCATTCCAGCCATAGCGGTATTCTGATCATGGATTGCAATGAGCGATAATAAACGCATCTTTGTTTCAGAGTCAGTTGATTCATTAAGTGCTGCGTATAAGCCAATGCGTTCTACATCAAACTTCTTTTCTAGCTCAAGAAGGGCTAACTGGTCTGCTGTCAGAGTTAGTTTTCTAGTGGTGTTGTCGTTATCAATCTTAGATAATGTGTTTTTTGTCTTTTGAAGTTTGAGCGCATCAGCATTGGCTTTATCGATTGCCTTGCGTTGTCCAGGTGATTGAGCAGGAGTGCCTGCTGAACGCGTCTTGCTTGATTGACCTAATTTTGAAAGAAGTCCAATTCCTGAAATTTGAGTACCAGCGGCTAAAACATCACCAATGAATCCTGCACCTGGTATAGATTTGATTGCTTTTGTAAGAACACCGATGCCATAGATTGCATTGCCAATCTGAGTGGCAAAGCCTTCCATTGCTGTAGTTGCCCCGCCGATACCCTCATTGCCTGCAACCATTTGCATGGCATCTAGAAGGTCTTTACCAATAATCTCTTTAGCGTTATTAGATGCAACTGTGAGCTTAGCAATCGCTCCTGAGTAGCCTTCAGCTGCGGCTAAAGCCTGACCAGAAAACTTCTTTGTGAGTTCGCTAGTAATTAAATCTAAGTCACCAGATGCGAGAGTGGCTTTAGATAAGCCTGCACCTAGACGGCTAAGGGCTGTTGTCTGCCCACCATAAGCCTTTGCAAGTGCCATAGATACGGCACCTAAGTCTTTGCCTGTACCTGCCGCAATATCAAGGGCTAAAGCTAAACCATCTTGTGACTTCTTAACATCGCCTGTAGCTGTAAGAAGGGTTCTAAAGGCTGGTCGAAGGTTGTCATCAAGAACGCCAGTAGCGCGTTGTAAATCACCGATAAACTTCTCAACCTCGATGGATGCAAAGGCGTTGCCTGTATTGGCTAAGGCTAAAGCTAGAGATCGTGCAGCCTTCTCATCGGCTGCAAATGCTTTGACTGACTGCTTACCAAATGCGTATAACTTAGATGCAGCAAAGACTCCAGCAAGTTGCTTGCCTAGTTTAGCAACGCTTTTCTCTAACTTCTGTGTAGCAGTTTCAGCCTGCTTAAATGCTTTATTGCCGGTGTATTCGGCTGCAATATCAATTACTACATTAGCCATCAGCGAGTGCCTACCATTCGATTAAAAGTCTTACCAGCATTGTCAATAGCCTTTAGAACAGCCTTTGTAGCGTTGCCCTGGTCATTTTCCCAAGCCTTATAAATTAAGCGACCACGCTCTTTGCCTGTGCCAGTTAGTGGGCCCATTGCCTGAGCAAAATTAGGACGAGCCGAGGGCTTTGTGCTTGCCGCTCTACGCCCTGCTGTTTCGTAGATAGCACCAGCTGCTGAACGGTTACGAATCTGTGCTAATGCTCTGAAGCCTTTGCGGTTAGGCTTTGATGGTGTTGTCTTATAACCAATACCGCGCTTGACAATAGATGCGTTAAACACAGGAAACTTGCCACCTTCACGCGCCCAGTTAGATAAAGGCGAACCTGTGACAAATCCTCTAGCTTCTTTTACAACAGGCTTTAACACGCCTGTAATTTCTTTCTGTGTTTCTTTGCCTAATTCAGGAGCGAAGTTACGAAGTGCCTTGCGAAGTTCAACGCCGCCTTTGACGGTTGCTGGCATCTCTAGCCTCCTTCGCTTCATCCTGTAGAACCTTGATTAGGTTCTTTAGCATTACTTCATCTAGCTCTAATAATTGTTGTGGCGCGATCCCGAGTCTGACACTTAATTTAGCAATCAGATAGGTGATCGAGTCGCGCCCTAAGCCAAAGGGTCATCATCTAATACCTCAACCGAAGTCAAGGTTTCAATGAATTGCTCTCCGAATGGCTTAACAGTTTCACCCGAACGGCGGATACATTCCCAGGCAAGCCAGAAGATATCGCTTTGCTTCTGGTCTTCGATGAACGCTTTGTGAAAGCCCTTCTTAGCGTAAATCTCAAAACCGTACTGCACCAATGGAGTAATTGGGTATTCCCCAACTGATCCATCTGCCCTTGTTACTTTTAACTTTGCCATGCTGTGCCCCTTTGTTTAGTTGTTTAGAAAGTACCTGTTGTGGCTACTGCAACTGTTGAGTTAGCAGTAAATGTGATTGATTGTGTACCAATATCGCCAACAGCACCATTGATGTCTGTTGTGTTATTGACTAACAATGAAACTGTGTATAGAGGGTTTGTAGCAGATACTGCTGTTCCCTTTGTCTGTAGGAATACGCAGGTTACTGTTGTTCCCCATGCAGCTTGTAAAGTCGCTAGGACGTTAGCTGATGCTGTGTCATTAAGGAAGTCGATTGTTACAGTTGATGCTTCTAAGCCCTTTACGAACTTATGAGAAGAGTCGCCCATTGCTGTTACTTCGAGTTCATCAAATGAACGGTTGATTGTTACTGCTGTTACATGGTCGCTTAGATCAACGGTGTTAATCTTAACGCCGACATTGTTATTCAGAAATACAGCCATTAGGATTATTCCTCGTCTTTCTTAGTAGATGCTGGCTTTGGTGCTGGTGTGCTAACCTGCCCGATTTTCTTCAGGAAGGCTTCATTCTCTAGTTCCCATTCGGACATATTAACTCCAGGTGGTTAGAACGGATAGTGACATCTCGCAAGTAAGCAGGTCACCAGATGCCGCGTTCAAAACGCTTGGCTGGGTTACTGCTCCCACATTATATGTCAATGCGGATGCTGCGAGTTTGTTGAACACGCCAACTAGGGCATCTTCAATTCCATTGAGGTTGCCTTCATTATCAAACAAAGGCACGGTGATGATTATCTTAAAGTTAGCAGTTGGAGCAATGGTGTTGTGTTGATTGTTATTAGGCTCTAAATATGGATCAGAAGGGCTAACGATTACTGAGTTAGCAAGAACTGTGGCTGGTGGAAATGCAAATGTCTGCCACTTAGTATTATCGACTAATGCTGTCGCAATCGTGGTTCTAAGAGTAGTAAGCGCAACTGGCATTATCCGACCATCGAACGCGGATCAAGTGCGTGAGCAATAAGTCCACGAACTCTAGCCAGGAGAGTGTTACCCATGCGATATGGGCTAGGAGTAAAGTCCGGTGATACGCCACCTGTGCTTGAAGTTTGGCGTGATTGCCAAATATCAACTGAAATTAAAAGAGCAGCTTCTTGGACTGCTGAATCGGCTGTCCAGTCTGTGTAGGTTCTTGAAGCGACTGTTCCAAAAGGTGCAATAGCGTGTTTAGGTTGTACTGTGCTGTGATTTGTAGCCATGCTAATATAGTAATCGCCGACGGCTGTAAGCACTTTGCTTCCGTTATAGGAAGAACCTGAATTGGCAATAGTTACAGTCTGACCAACATAAAAGATTTCTTTGACAGGCTCATTAAAATAAAGAGTCCCTGTGCCAACAATGTTGCCATGAGCTACTGTGAAGTAAGTAGGACTCCATAGCATAGGAAGAATGACGGCATCAGCTGCATCGCAAGTTTGTTGAAGGGTAGCATCAGCATAAAGCGAGCCAACACCTAGTGCTGAGCGAAGTTCTGCAACTGTGCAAAGTGACATTCCATATCCTTTCTAAAGACTGGGAGCGGAGCAAGGGCTGCGCCCCGCTCCCAGCGACTTAGGGTGTTACTTATGCCTTGTTGTTCTTGAACGCACCAGCTCCGACCTTAGTCGCGATTGCGCCAAAGCCGTAGTAACCGATTGTTACTGATCCGTTAGCTGTTGATTCTGCACGAAGGCGGTATGTTGGTGACTCATACCATGTGTAAGCATCTGGGTTAACGATGAGGATTGTTCCATCGCCATCGCCACCGTTTGTTGGATCAACAAATAAGTTGAGTCCTGCAACGCTGCCTGTGAGTGATGTAGGGGCTACTGCTCCGCCTGCGTTCATTGGCTGTGATGCTGTGTAGATTGGGCGACCATTGTCGTTCAATGACATGATGTTTGACCATTGTCCTGTTGATACGACCATGTTGCGAGCGAATGGGTTTGGAAGTCCTGCTGTTGCTCCGTAAACAGAAGCTGAACCGCGTGCAACAATTCCTAGCAATTCTGCTGCTGTTGGATATGTTGCAACTGTTGTCGCATCAAGTGAAGCACCTGAAATGAGTGCTGCGTTTACTGCTGCGTTTGTTGCCTTTGCGTAAGCTGCTGCCATGTTGCGCACTAGCTCATCAAAGAAGGCTGGAGATGTACGGTCTAGAAGTTCAACAGAGAATGTCTGTTGTCCAGCGTACTTTTGAACTGAAACTGATAAGAATGAAGCATTCTGATCTGTGTCGCTGAATGCGTCGCCTTCTGGCTCGATTGCAACTGTTGGCATTTGTGTAATCTTTGGAATTTCAAATGTCATACCTGCATCAGGAAGCACTCCGCGAGAGATTGCATCGATTGATGGACGGATTGTTGTACCGAGTGGGTTGATGATTTCTGACAACTGACGAGTTGGTACAAGACCTGCGTTGTCTGTTGTGTCATCTGCTGCGCGTAGGTATTGACGAGCTGACTCATCACCTAGTGCTGCGCGGATTGTTTGTTCAGCATATTTTCCTGCTGTGATTTCAATGCGTGGCTTTGTGTAAGCCATTGCTGTTACAGTTGGGCGAGCAGCTTCAACCGCTGGTGCTTCAACTGGTGTTGCTTCGACGGCTGGAGTGGTATTTTCCACGTTGGCTATCTCGCTTTCTGTTGGTTTGGTTTCGGATACAGCTTCTTCTACCTTTTCGGCTTCTTCTGCTGCGATATCAGTAACCTGAGCAGACTTGAAGGCTGGCTCTGTTACTAAACTTACTTCGACTAAGCGAGCAGCGGATACATAAGTCACGCCGCCCTTAATCTTTGACTTTAATACTTCTGCACCGATGCTGAGTCCGGACTGTAATCCTTCTTCTGCCAGGATAAGTGCCTCTGTGCCGCGTTGTGAACGGCTAATAGAAAATACTGCGTTGATTGCATCGTCTGACTCTGAGAAGCTAACAGCGCGACCCAAAGGCTTCTTCACATCGTGTTGGCTAAGTAGCTTGATTGACTTAGCATCTGGAATCTCTATTGATCCTGACTCGAAGATTACTTTGCCGTAGTTGGTTGAACCTGCTTCAACATTCAATGGCACAATTTTGCCAGAGATGGTGCGACTAGCGGAGTCCGCTGTAAGTTCAGCCGTAAGGGTTACGATCTGGTTCATTCCATACCATTGCTTCCATTAGGTGATAGGTCTGTCATTTCCATAGCTTGTTCTGTTGTAACTAGTCCAAGCGATAGCAATTTTTCAATTACTGCAAGTTCTGCAAGTGGGTCTGTGCGCAAAAATGTCTTATCGATGTCGAACTTTACGACATGACCTCTAGGAGTAATATCATCCATCGATAGACGATCTTCAATAGCTGTAATAAATGGCTGTAGAGATAATGCCAAGAATTGCTTGCGCTCATCTTGAACATTCGCGTAAGTCATTGAGTTGTTGCGGTCTGCTGAAACATAATATGCAGGAACATTACACAATCTTGAAACTTCGGTTGCTAATTGTTCAATGGCTTCCGCATACATCATGTCTTTCGGTGAAAATGAAACTGCGTTGTATTCAAGTGTTGAAGTTAGGTAGGCAGTAGAACGATTGTTGCGAGCGTTCTTCCAAGCAGCTAGTAAACCTTGAACTTCTTTAGGGTCTAGGTCTGCTCCGTTGTTTTTTAGATATCCACTAGCCATTGGAGTTTGTGCTG